ATATACATGACACATATTCATTCTATAATTTTTAGAATAATAGCTGATGTATTTAGTTTGATCCCAACAATAAAAAGAATTACCCTTTCCGCGTACTCGCAGAGGACGAACAATCAAAATGGAAATATAGAAGATCAGTATCTTGTGAGTGTCAATATTAATAAAGCGGAATGGAAGTCAATCAATTTTAATAATATTGAACATATTGATGTGGTTGAATGTTTTAATCAATTTGATCTGATTCGTGACATGAGTAAAACTGGGGTATTTAAAGCTATTACTCCTTTTGCAACAATCATAAGAGACAACAATGAAAAGGAGCAAGAAGAAGTAAGCGAGCTTAAATATCCTGATGAAGATAACGGCTTATCAGCACAGGAATCACAGAAAAGAGAAGACAAACCACAACATCAATCGCTTAGTATATTACTTATAATTGGGATTATCTTTTTTCCATGTATTTTCGCTTGGTTCACCTTAAAAAAAGGGTATTCTAAAACAGCAAGGATTATCAGCTTTGCGTGGATGGTGTTATCGATTATTGCATATTGCTCATAAATTAATAAATAGAAAATTACCATCAACCGCCTCATGGGCGGTTTTTTATACCTGAATCCCACCTCTACTAATATAACCATACCAAAAAGATTAAAAAATAATCAATCAGTATATTTTTTTTATACTTTTGTTTAAAAACAGTTTACATAAAGTATAAATATACTATACTTAATCACATCAAAACAAATCAACTTAACCAAAAAGTTAAACAAGACTACGAGTTATTTAACAGGTTAAGAAGATTCAAGTAGCTAGCTGAGGCATATGAAAGTACAGCGGTTTTGAAAGCAATCACAGCAGTACGCATCGGGTGAGCGACTTAATCACTCCCAGCCTCGACAGAGACCGACTGGCCATCAAGTTCTTTAGTAAAAAGATTGCTTAATTTTATATAGTAACCAGAGATTAGAGGCGGCTACTGGTTGCTGATTCCGCCTAGTGGGTGACTGGATGAATTGTGCAGGTAAACCACCAAGCAGGCTGAGAGGTCTGCGCCTAATAATCAAATCAAAGCGCATTTAAACAAGTGCGCTTGAGTTTGAGGTAAGAGGAGATAAAAAGATGATTATCAAAGTTGAAAAAGCTCAATTATTGTCAGCCCAATTGTTTAGAGCGTATCAAGACGTAAGATACTATTTAAATGGTCTTTTCTTTGATAAAGACGGAACATTAGCAGCAACAAACGGGCATAAGCTTTTTGTTGGAAAGCATTTGAGTAAAATAAAGGCAGGTGTAATCATATCAATAAAAGATAAAATCCCAACAAAATTTTATTATGCAGAAATAAACACACAAAAAGGACTAATCTTTTACAAATCAGAAAAAGATGAAACTTTATCAGTTGGGTTAATTGAGGTTGTTGACGGGGTTTATCCTGATTATAAAAAGATAATACCTAAGCTTTCCACTAAAAAACACACGTCTGTAATCGGTTTTAATACTGAATATCTCAGTGACATATTAAAAGTCGGAAAAATTATCAGTCCAAAATTCCCTGCAGTAAAAATATTCATGCCGATGAACAGTGATGAGCCTGCTGTTTTTGAGTTTTGGAATCAAGAAGCAATAGCAATCCTAATGCCAGTGAGGATGTAAAAATGCAATTACAAACAGCTGTAGAAAATGGTTACGAAAATGCTTATTGCAACATGATGAATAATTCTGAAATGCAAGACGCTAAAGAAGCAGAAATTAAAGCTCAATCAAACGAACTTTATGACAAACTCAGCGATAGTGATTATCTAGAAATTGAAGAAAAAATAATGAAAGCGTTTGGTTGGGATGATGTTGACACTGATTCAGTTCAAAAAGCATTAAAGCTCATATGTTATGAAAAAGCTGAATTTCATTTTAATGAAAAAAATAAAAAATCATTTTATTAAGCTAACGAATTTTGACAACTCGGAAAGACGAGTACATGCAAATCCTTTGCCCCAGAAATGGGGCTTTTTTACAGAATTAGCAAATAGAAAGTATGAGGGTTAAACAATGACAAGTAAAAAGATTATTGAGCGATTACTACAATTAGATTGGTTTGTTAAGTGTGAAACTGAGCACGAATTAGCATTAGTATTAAATGCTTGCTTGGATGCAAATATTAGCTGGTTAGACAATGTACAAGCGCCGTTTATATCGGATCAAATTCAACAAGAACTACCAGTAGTTATTGGTGCATATTCTCTCTTCGATAGGTACAGACTTTATTGGGAGGTTCAAGATGATTTCGATGCTGGAAGCTCTGATTTAGAATGCATAACAGATTGGTTTTTCGAAGAGTTGAGGAGTGAATAATGGAAAAATTAACACCACAAAATGAACATCAAGAGCATATGGTACAGGTTTTATTAGCAAAAATGCAGGGTATACGGGTCGAATATAAAGTTGATGACAACGATTGGTGCTTAGCAGGCCATGATTGCGTTTCATTAGATATAAAATATCGCATCGTACCGCAACCGACGCCGTTGCCAATTTCACGTGAAATGTGGGCGATGATTAATGAAAAATGGAAATATGCGGCAATGGACAAAGATGGCGAAGTGTATTTTTATATTAATGAACCATATGCCGATAAGGATGATACTGACTGGAATAATTCTAGCGGTGAGTATTGTAGAAGCGTCTTATCTTTCAATATTGATGGCATTAACTGGAGTCTGTCACTCACAAAAGACCAGAGGACGTCTAAATGAACACAATACCAATTGACTACGTCGGCTGTAATGTTTATCAAACAGACCGATTTAATATTAATTACAAACTAAACAAGGGCGAGCAAGTATACGCCCTTTTTTGTGTCTTAATTGTGACATTCGGCGGATTGTTTATGTGGTTTAGCTGGATGTTAGAAGTGGCAACTAATTAAAGGAAATATAAAAATGGCAGAATCGTTTGAAAAGAAAATTTGGGAAACTCTATCGCAGGTTAATGTTAACGACAAAGTAGAAAAAAAGAACGGATTAACATATCTGTCTTGGGCGTGGGCATGGGGTGTTTTAATGGAGTATTATCCTCAATCATCATACATAATTAACCCGCCAACAATTGAACTGGATGGCTCTATGATGGTTAGCGTAACACTAACAATAAAAGAGGATATCAACGAAGCAACTCGATTTATGTGGCTACCAGTTATGGACTTTAAAAACCACGCTATTAAGTCGCCAAATTCAGTAGATATCAACAAAGCGACAATGCGATGTTTAACCAAGGCTATATCAATGTTTGGATTGGGTTTTTATATTTACGCTGGTGAGGATTTGCCAGAAGAAGAAAAACAGGCGCAAAAAATTAATGAAGATGCGTTAAACAAAAAACGCGAATCATTAATCAAAGCAGTTGAACAATCTGCACAAAAAGGCATTGATGCAATGGGTGAGTTTTGGAAATCATTATCAATTGAAGACCAAAAACTTATCGGGTCCAGTGAAAAACGTCGTATCTATGATATGGCAAAAGAGGCTGATAATGGAACAGCGAACGGATGAATGGTTTAACGCACGACTAGGTAAAGTTACAGCTAGCCGAATTAGTGATGTGATGGCTAAAACAAAAAGCGGTTATTCAACTAGCCGCCAAAATTACATGGCTCAGCTAATTTGCGAACGTCTAACAGAAAAACCAACCGAATCATACTCTAACGCCGCTATGCAACGCGGCACAGAGTTAGAGCCAACAGCAAGAGAAATGTACATGCTAAACCAATTTGACGTAACCGTTAAAGAAGTTGGCTTTATTCCCCACCCTACAATCGAAAACGCTGGCGCTAGCCCCGATGGACTAGTAAATGATGATGGATTAATTGAAATCAAATGCCCAAACACGTGGACGCACTTAGAATTTATGCAATCACTAAAGCCAAAGCGTGAGTACATCTTACAAATGCAATGGCAAATGATGTGCACGGGTCGAAAATGGTGCGATTTTGTCAGTTATGACGATAGGTTACCAGATAATTTGAGCTTTAGGTGCATACGAATTCATTACGACGAAGCATTAGCTCAAGAGATAGAAGCAGAAGTTATCAAATTCCTGCAAGAACTAGATGAGAAAATCAAACAAATAGAAGCCGCATAACCGTCCTAGTGACGGTTTTTTATTAAAAGGAAAGAATCATGACAAGATTAACTAAATCTATCAAAGAACAAATTTGTAAAAATGCAATTGAGCAATCACTAGCAAATAAA